CTTGCTCGGGAGTAAGAGATGCTTTTCGTGAATTTGTCAAACGACAACAGCAAATCATATTTTCCCATGTATCATTACCTCCACGACTTTTTGGTACAATGTGATCGACACTAAGCTCTTCTTTAGATAGTTTTTTACCGGTATATACACACGTATAGTTATCACGTTTAAGAATATTTTGTTTAGTAGGAAACGAGACCCTATTATAAACAATTTTATCGTATCGCGCACATACTACTACAGATGGAATACGAACAGGTCCACGAGCTGTTTGAATATATTCATCAAACGGTCTTATGGGTAGTTCTAACCACTCCTTTACAATAGGTATAGGTACAAAATAATCAATAACCTCCTGGTTAACAATATTTTCATCTGTAGTTTCATAACTAATATCTAACGGAATAACAGATTTAGAAAAAATATTACCGAAGGTTTTTTCAATACCCTCTACAGCAATTGGAAAATAATATTTATTAAGGACTAATACTTTGGCTTTCATTAAACTTTTAAAGCCAAATTCCAAAGTACTAAGTGCAGCCTAGGACTAAAGTTAACACACATAGCTTTTGCATATTCAGCTACAGTAGCTGCTTTCTCTTGATGCTCTTCACGTGATCCACAACAAGGCATAAACCAAATACGATTTAGAGGTACATTAATACCGTTAAAATCATTAACATACTTACGCCAAATTTCATCAATATCCTCTGATCGACCAATAACAAACTTAAAGCCAGAACCGTTTTCTTTATGCCATTTAAGTACCTCAGGTTTATATGTCTTTTCTTCAGGGTCACCGTTAGTAGTTAGTTTAGGTGATGTAGTAAAGGTAGCCTTAAAATCACTTTTCCACCTCGGATCAGGCATAAGAGTGGCATTAGTTTCAAAGTCAATACGAGGTAAAAATTCATACTTTTCAATAAATGCCTGTACAAGTTTGAGTAACTGCTTTTGCTGAATCATAGGCTCACCGCCTGTAAGCTTCCAAATAGCACCTTTACGAAGCTTATCTACGTAAAAATTATCATACATTAACTTAAAGATTTCGTTAAATGTCATCTTATTCTTAATAGACCACGATACAAATGAATCACAACCATTAGGAGAATCTGCAGAAGCGAAGCCGATACAGCTCAAATTACACATAGACATTCTCATAAATACAGACGGTTGTCCGATATATTCTCCTTCTCCCTCAATCGTGAAAAACACAAGATCATCAGATAAAAATAGTGTTTCTGTATCGCAGTCAATCATAAAGATATTGTATAATATAACGAGATGAATTCAAGTGTTTTGATTAAATATTATTAACATGACCCGTAAAGTGGTGCGTAAGCGCAAGACTGCTGGTTTGGAGGAAGTTTCAGATATTGAAGCTTCTTTTCAAAAAAACTGGATACTTGATTTTAAAATCAAGAAACCCTTCCACTTCAACACTAATCATCAACAGTTTTATAATAGTATAAAACACGATGATACAAATATGGCTTTTGTAGCTGGTCCTGCTGGATCTGCTAAGTCATATATTGCTGTATTAGCAGGACTTGAGATGCTCAAGGAGAAGAAAATAACAGGTATTATATACATACGGTCTGTTATTGAATCTGCATCACGTAGCATTGGAGCTCTACCGGGAGAGATAGATGATAAGTTCTCTCCGTACGCTATACCTCTTGTTGAAAAAGTAATAGAAATTACAGATGCTAGTACGTGTAATAATCTTAAAACAAATGAAATTATCCGTGCTGTACCTGTTAACTTTGTAAGAGGTCTTACCTTTAATGACTCTTTAGTTATTGTTGATGAGGCTCAAAACCTTTCAAAAAGCGAGTTAGTTACAATTTTAACTCGTTTTGGTAAAAATACAAAATATGTTATTTGCGGTGACTTAAATCAAAGTGATATTGGTAAGTTATCAGGCTTTAAAGAAGTTTACGATCGCTTTAATACGGAAGAATGCGTGAACCATAAGATCCACGCATTCGAATTTGGAGAATCTGAAATCGTTAGAAGTAAGATTCTTAAGTTTGTTGTTAAGATACTAGAAGCTAAACAGCATTAAGCACCCCACGATGTACCAGCGAATGGGTTACCCATTCCGCTAGATACAGGGCTATTACCTACTCGAGCACCTCTATCAACGGGTGCTGGTGTAGGTATGCTGTCTGCTTGTGATGTATTATTAATATTATTACTAAAAGTAATAGAATCTGTTGTCGCTGCTCGAGCGCCTAATGTGATAGTACCATCCAGATTTGTAAAGCCAATATCTGCCTTAAAGCTTTGTGTTTGAGTAGCTGCTTGTTCTTGTGAATAGGTAGCAGAGTTATCTTGATGTTCAAATACTTCTACCTTGTCTACCCAGCAACGACCGTTTGTAAGCTCACGAACATACTTATCAGCAATTGTAAAGACATTCTCTGCTGCACGCTCAATACCAGCACCATCTTTAAGAATATATAGTTGAATAATTCCCTTATCGTGTAAGGATTTAAAGGTTTCAATCTCAGGATCATCTGCTGCTACAGTAGTTGTATGATCATATATACTTTGTAATGTAGCTTTAAGTTCTTTAAGACCGCCAAAATCTACCACCCAATTTTTATCATCGAGAGATGAACCACCAAACCACAATTTATCTTTAAGCTGATAACCATGTAGGAATCTACACATTGAATGATTCGCTCTCCATTGTCTAAACGCACAAGAGCCGAGCTCGATTACTTTTGTTGATTGAAATACTTCTTTTGCTTTCATATATAGTATGATATAAACTAATCACAATAAAATCAACTAAAATGTATCTCATTGCATAAATATTCATAGTATGAATAAACAATCCAATTGTTATAATATGCGACAAAAGTAAAAAAGATATATTAAAAGATAAACATGGTAATTATTGTAATGTTATGTCCCTTGATCAAGTTAATGATATATTAAAGATTTTTCAACTGTTCAAGTAAAACTTTTTGTGAACTATTAACCTTTTCAACTAATTTTTGTTTTATTAATTCATTTTTTAATGTAGCAGGTACGATTTTAGGTTGCTGTAATATTTGTTTATACTCTTTTTCTTTATTTGTATCAAAAATCTTATGATTAAACATATACACAATTGAAAGAATTTCTTTTGCTTGTTCAGGTGTTAAACTGTCAGGAGCTACAGTTATTTTACTTTTCTTTAAAAAGGTGTTATATATTTTATCAAAACTTGGTACTGCTTCAGCTTTCGTTCCACGTACTTCATTTCCACCCTTATCATAAATTGTCATTGTATAACCTGCTTTAGGATCCATTAATTTAAGATCAGCTGAATATTTATCTCTTACTAAAATAGCAGTAAAATCTTCTGGTGTATCACTACTACCTCCTGTAAATCCAGGTCTTACAGCTCCATAACGTTTTGCTTTAAAATTAATAATTGTTCTTCCTTTTGCTAAAGGTCCAACAGTAGCTTCAATAGCATCGGTAGCTGGTCTACCTTCTACGGCCGGTTTACCTTCAATAGCTGGTTGTGCTTCTATAGCGGGTGTAGCAGGCTTACCGGTAGATGGATCTATAATTAAACTTGCAGGTTTCGCTTTTACTTCATCTCGTGCTTCTACTTCTGCTTCAGACTTTATTGCATCTTGTGCTGGTATAGCAGTCTGGCCTTGCCCTCTATCAATACCTAACTTAATATCTGTTATGGATCCTGGTTCAAATGCATTTTTATATGTTGTTTTAACCTGGTTACTAAAAAAATCTTTTGCAAACATAAACCAACCCTTTATACCGTGTGTAAGATATGTAGTAGGAGTTATTGCTGCAATTCCTTTTGCTACCCCTATTACTGGTTTAGCTAGTGCAGTAATTGGAGCTGCTATAGCATTAAATCCTTCTGGATCTAAAGCGTGTATACCTTTCGCAACAGCTCCAATACCTTTACCTACTGCCTTTACAGCCTTACCTGCAGTTCTTATGGTATCTAAGAACCCTTCATTCAATAATTCTAACTGAGAAAGCTTTCGCATATCTATATTTATAGTTGAAAATAATAATTAATGCTCTATAATCAAATATATGGAAGATTTAGAACATGCAGAATTTGGAGAACCTATTAAGCTACCATATGCTAACGGTAATGCTCCAAGAACAGAAAAAGAAAAGCAAGCTATTATTAAGCGCGCTGCAAAAGCTTATGAAAAATACATGGATGCTCTTGGGTTTGATTGGAGAAATGATCCTAACTCAGACAATACTCCAATGCGAGTCGCTAAAGCTTTCGTTAATGATATTGCAACCGGTTGTTATGATAGTCAGCCTAATGTAACTGCATTCCCTAATGATGGTTATGATGGTATTGTTGCTCAGTGTAATATTCCTGTTAAGTCACTTTGCTCTCACCACCATCTTGCGTTTACAGGTGTTGCACATCTTGCTTATATTCCAAGTCTGGAAGGTAAGGTTATTGGACTTAGTAAGCTTAACCGTATTGTTGAGTTTTATGCTCGTAGACCTCAGATCCAGGAGAGTTTATGTATACAAATTCATAATGCTGTTAATGCTGCTTGTGAAGGCAATCTTGGTGTTGCTGTTGTTCTTAAAGCTCAACATACATGCGCTTGTAACCGTGGTGTTCGTCATGATGGTTGCTTTATGATTACATCGAAGCTTACAGGAGATTTTCTTGCTGATGAAAAGACTCGTACCGAACTTTATAAGTTTATCGATATGGCTTCAGGTAAGTAAGGGAACTTACATATACTGAGTTATGAATATATTTGTAACTAATGACGATCCCGTGTTAGCAGCACGGGATCTTTGTGATCAACATGTCAGATCTAAAATGCAAATCGAAGGAGCAATTATGTTAGCTCATGCATTTCCACAAGAGCTATTAGATCACCCTTCAACACCTAGAACACAATCCGGTAAACCTAGAAAAGCCGGAAAAGGTTATGCCAAACATCAATGCTCTATTTGGGCCAGGGAGACGAAATCTAATTTTGAATGGTTAGTCGATCACACACTCGAAATGTTTACAGAACGAATGTATAGATGGCCTGGTTCAAAGGAACATTTTACAAAAACATTTATAATGTGGTGTAAAGATAATGTTCATAACATTATTACAACGCAAACAGTACTTACTCCTTACGCTGTTGCTATTAATGAAAGCTGTAATTGTCGTAAACTACCAGGTTTTAATCAGCTAAATGTAATTGAGCAGTATCGTGCTTATATTATTAATGATAAAGAATTTGCTACCTGGACTTTGAGAAATAAACCTACTTGGTATCATACTGAACATCAATATGTTGACCAGCAATATACTTCGAGTTTACATCAATTAGGGCATCAAGCTGCTTAATAAAGTCCTTACCGACAAGAATTTTATATTCATTCTCTTCTCTATTACCAATACTAAACGGTACGTTATCAAATTCTGTACCTGCAAATTTAATTCTAAATTTGACGACAGGTCTTTCTTCAACGTGACCAGCACCTACATTAATGCTGATAGTATCTTCGATATCCTTTATTAAACGTTTTCCGTTAATAGTAGTAAAGGAAACCTTACTCCCTTGTCTTGAAAGGTCTCCACCGTGTATCACGTTGTAAGCACCATTACCAGAGTCTATCTTTACCTTAACGGATCCAATACCCTCAATATTCATATCCTCGATAAGACCTATAACAGTCTTTTCGTAAAATTGTTTAAAAGATCTCATGGCTGGCAGTCAGGGCATCCTCCACATGTACAACCTTTTTCTGCATAAGGACATTCACACTCATCTTCATAACCTTGATTGTACATACCGTCTGTCTCTTTACAATCACCGTATTCAAGTGTATCATGAACATCAGTTATATATAAAGCGGCTTTTGTTATTTTAGAAATCTCCCACGCTTCGAGATTTTTACCTTGTTTAATGGCATCATGAATTGCAATAGCACGTTTTGCAATCTTGTGTAGATCTGTAACAACCATATCATCACTTTCATACTCCAAGTCATCACCTGAATCAACTTCCGCACCCGGCATATCCATAGTAACTATAACAGGCTTACCACCCATTAAGCTTGGCGAACTTACTTCACCACTACCTACTTGACCGTAAGCCTCTGTCAACATATTTTGATCTTTTCGTGTTAGCATAACATTAATTATTTATGTATTAGCAAGATAAGTTTCTATATCCTTATCTGATTCTTGTCCGAGGAGATCTTTTATAGTAGTTACTATTTTTTCTGGATCTGAATCGGCAAATTCATTAACAATAGGCTTTAATATCATTAACTCTTCGTCTGTAGGTACGTGAGCTAAGGATTGTAATATAAGTTCCTTATATAAAGGAAATATTTCCGATAAGTTAAGATTATTACTTGTATTGGATGTATTATCTACTGCAGTGTTTGGCTGATCTATTGATGTATTGTTGCTAGCTTGTGGCTCAGTAGCATCTGCAGGCTGTTCAATAATTATTAAATATCTTGATATTAAGCTTAGGGTTTTAGATTCTATTCTTAAACTATGATCCAAATTAAGAATACTTTTAATTTCCTCCACTATTTTCGAAACAGGAACATTTATTATTCGTTTAATATCCTCTATCTTATTCACAATAAAATTTTGTTTATTTTTATCAAATAATTTTGGATTAAAAATAAAAGCATTAGTTAGAATCTTAATAACGTGTTTCTCATTAGCTTGTAATTGTGGGGTGACTGGTATTGTTGGTTCACCAGCTGGTTCTGCAGGTACTTCTGTTGGGGGAGCTGCAGGTTCCTGTTCGTTAAGTATACTATAATATCTTTTAAATAATTGATTTGTCTTCATATTTTGAATTAATATGTTGATATAGGTTTGCTAGCAGCTGTAGCTACATCTTTTGCTACCTTAACAAATGTGTTAGTAAGTGTTTTCTTAGCGTTAAGAGCTGCAGGATTATTTTTAAGATGATCATCATTTGTGTTTAATAAACCAGCAATAATATCATCTTCACCATCTTCTTCATTTGACTTACTAATACCTGTTATTTCAAGATCAATAATCTTACCACCGTATGTAATTGTAATTTTATTACTAAGAGTTTTAAACTCAGCTGTAATACCTTTACTATTGAGTAGTTGTGCTATTGCTTTTTTAGCTTTATACTTCTCATCATAATTTGCATCAGGCTGACTCTCTTGAACAATCTCTAAAAACTTAGTCATAAGTATATTTATTTAACTACCAGTAATTTGTTAGTTAACTGCTTAAAGTATGCATCATATAAATACGTCAAACTATATGTTTTTAAGAATTTTTGTAAGTTTCTTAAAGAATATGTAAGGGTATCGTAATTATTTGTATAATGTAATTGTGTTTCGATTAATATTAACGAATCAACTTCATTGTTATGTATTCTCTCTACAAAAAAATCAACTGGTATATCGCTAATAATAAATTGAAACGGTAACTTTTTAAGAGTCTTTAATGTAATTTGTAATATAATATCACGTTCATCATTATTTAAATAGAGTGTGTTACGATTAATATATAAAGCAGTTTTTCCCTGCTTCATACGCTCACAAATAGTAATAATTAACGAATTAATAAATAATTTTTGAGTATCTTTTTTATTTAAATTATTTTCAACATTTAAATTATATATATCTTCGTTATATTTTGAGAATGTTCCTTTAAGAATATAATCAAAATTTAATAATATAAGATTATATTTAGTAATTTTATGTTCTATAGTCATTTGCGTTTTTTGGCTTTCCAATTCGCAGGTTAATAATTCCATTGTAGTAGTCATCTCTAAGCAATGCTTCTTCTTCAAATTGAAGTTTAGCTTCAAAGTATGATAACTCAAATTTTGATTTGCAGAGCTTAATAATTTTAAAAATAAATTTATCCTTACCGTATGTTACTATATCTTCATTAAGCTCTCGTGAAGATGAAGTATATTCTCTCCAGTCTGTCTCACGTTCCTCGTGTCGTTTATTTTTTTTCCCCTTTAAAGGTCTACGTTTAAAGATAGTCTTGCATTGTTTTTTACCAATATAATGCCTCAAATTACTTAGACATGTAATTTTATATATAAACCCATAAGGAATATTATCATCCGTTATTTCTAACGATGTAATCCAATGACATAATCCCATTATTTTTTAAGCTTACGCCTGCGTTTAGATTTTAACTTAATAACACCATTTCTTTTTTGTATAATTTTTGAAGGTGTAGCAATTCTAGCATCACCTTTTGCATAAGAATCAGTACTAAAGGGTGTATCAGGGCTAAATCCCCCAGCACTACCACCTAAAGCGCCAGCAGAATCCATTTCTACTAATCTTTGATATAATTCTTCAATAGTTACAGTTGATTTCATGGATAAATATATTTATAATAACTATGTGGATTTAATAGAACGGTACAGAGATGAAATTAATAAGGATCTTATTATAAATGACTTT